GTAGCGGAGCGTATGAAAAGACTTATTTACAATAACAGAAACTATAGTGTGTCAGGTACAAGGCAATTTTACAATGCTGTCATCGACAATACTATATATGAGCGTGATGATGATAATACAGACTTATTACGCGCTAATATGACTGCTGTAGTATCAGCAATGGAGATAATAGGATGATGTACAAAGCAAAGAAATCATATTTTGACTTAAAAGATGATGAGAATTTTATAGCATTCTCTGATCCAGCAAAGCATAGAAAACTTACGGATGGTCGCAGTATCGAAATTACTGAACCGCCTAAATCATTAATAAAGCATTTACAAAGCGCAGAACCAAAAAAGCAATTAAAGGAAGGTAAGTAATGGCAACAAATTTTCAATCAAGAAGTGATGTTCAAGTAATTCTTGGCACAGCAGCAAGTTCTGCAAAAACAGTTGGAGCTGCACACGTAGCTGGTGATACTTGGCATAAATTGCAGGTAATTGATTACAACATTGAACATGCAAGCGCACCAATTGATGTTGCACCATCACGCAGTGGTATTTATGGACAGGTAGAATCACAAGGACATCATAGGCCAGACACGCAAATGTATGAAGTAACTCTTACTATGAGAGGTACAACAACAGCAGTATTACAAAGTTGCCTTTCTTTATTTGGGACTCCTTCAAGCGCAGCAATATTAGATCCGAGCGATAATACAGGAGATATGACTCATGGAATTGCAAACGCAAGCCAGTTTACTATCGTGTTTGCAAATGCTGGCTCAGATAAGGCTACAAATAATGATGTAGTAATGAAAGGATGTTTTGCTACTTCTATGGTTTTACGTCAAGATGTAGGAACTAATGGTGGTGAAATGGTAGTAGAAACTACATTTGTTACAGCGTATCAACCATCAGAAGAAAATTTGAATCCTACATCACCTACAATAGACGTAGGAAGTCCACGTAATATTTTTGATTTAGGAACATCTACAATTGATAGTGTTGCGCTTACATTAAATAATTTTGAAATCAGTATTACAAGACCATTGGCTAGAGTTCACTTTCAGCCAGGAAGTGCAAGTTTTGATCCAAATGGATATGTGCAAACAGGACCATATGAAGTAACTGGATCAATTACTGCTAAAAGAGATGATTCTATAAATGATATTGCTGATCATATTAAAGGAGATAGCGCAGGTATTGCACTGTCTCTTATAGATAGCACTTCAGCTAATCTAAATATCTCTTGTCCAGATATAATGATAGATAATTCTAAACCAGAAGTTAGTGACTTTTTATTGCAAACGATTCCATTTAGAGCGTTTGCTGCTAAAGGTGCTAATCAAGAAACCAATACAATAATTTCAATCACGATCGCAAATTAACACACGCCGTTTTCATCGTAGGATGAAACATGAAAGTAAAAACAGACCATGGTACATTTGATGTACCTGACATTAGTTTCAAGTCACGCAGAGAACTGCATAAACTTGAAGTAGGTGCTATTACAAAAAAAGGCGAGATAGACACATCCAAATTCTTTACTGTACTAGATTGGATATTAAATCATTCATTTACCGATCCAGAAAAGCAATTAGGTAAACTAGATGATAATGCAATCGATAGTGTCTTAATGGCTATTTATAACGCATTCAAAGAACCAAACAAAAAAAAGTAATTATGCACCGAGTTGCTGTGTGGATGAGTTATAAGAACCAACCCACACGCAACTTAGCTTTTCCATACACTGCGCAGTCTCCTACGCTCAAGAAAAACATCACCTACACAGAAGATGAACTATGGGAAGAGATTGGTCGTATCGTAGAACAAGATAGTGATGGGAAATTTACGCTTGGTGCTGCGTTATATTACTCATTGGTATTCTGTGCTGACTCTACGTACTTTCTAACGCCTGAGACTATATTTGCGCTTGAGGAGTACATGGCTATGAAAAGATTCAATCTACCACTGTCTACAACGATAGATAACGCAGATTATCATCGCTTAGTCATCTTTTCAGCTATAGATGAAGAATTTAATGCATTACAAAATGAAGACATGAAGAAGAAAAATGGCTGAAAAAAAGTTTATTATTGAAGTCCGCACGAAAGGTTTTGCACGCGCGACAAGAAGTGTAAGAGATCTAGAGAAGAATACCAAAGGTTATAATAAAGCAGCAGAAAACATGCGAGGTCAGACAAGCGGTCTGATTGGCAATCTTGGTAGTTTAAGAAATAAAATTTTAGTGTATACATTTGCTCTTGGTGGGGCGGCAGCCGCCATTGGTAAATTTGTCAATGCATCCAGTCAGTTTGAAAATGCTCGTGTACGTTTAGAAGGATTAACTGGCAGCGCAGAAGAAGCAGCTAAATCATTTGATAATTTTAGAGAAATAGCATCTAAAACTCCATTTCAATTAGCAGATGTTGTAAATGCAGGTGTTACATTAGAATCTTTTGGTGCTAATGCAAATGAAACGCTAGAGTCACTAGTTGATTTAGCTGCATTTATGCAAACCACTGCAACGGAAGCGGCAAGTGCTTTAGGTAGAGCTTATGCAGGTGGAGCAGGCGCGGCTGACGTACTAAAAGAGCGTGGATTTCTTCAAATTGTACGTGATTCACAAGGAATTAAAGACTTATCCAAGATTACATTACCTGAATTTAGAAAAGCATTAATTAATGCAATGGCTGATCCAGATGGGCGTATTAGTGGTAGTGCTGATCGGTTATCAAAAACATTTAGTGGATCTGTTTCTAATATGCAAGATGCAATCAATGAATTTGCTGCAACTGTTGGTGATTTAGTTGCAGATGATTTAAAAGATTTAGTGAATGGTGTAGAAGATTTTTTTCGTGCATTAGATGTTGCTAGATTAAAAGAAGTTACATTAACTCTAGCGACATTTAGTGTTATTATTGGTGGAATGAAATTAATTCAATTTGCAAAATCATTAGATGTTGTTGGATCAGCTTTATTTAGAATGCAGGCTACAATGCAGTTAACCGCACTAGCAACTGGAAAGTTTGCAAAAGCTATTGGTTTTTTAGTTGCTATTTTATCTATTGATTTTGTTGTAAAACAACTAGCGTTATTTGATGATTTATCAGAAAGCATGGATAATAGTGCGGATGCTGCTGATGACGTTGCAAAAGCAGTAAAAAAAGTAGAAAAGGCATTTTCTACATCTAGTAGTTCATCCAAGACATTAAAAACCGATTTAAGTAAAGTTGAAGAATCACTCAAAAATCAAGAGATGGCGTTAAAATTGCAAATTATGGCTTTACAAGGTGCGACAGATAAACAATTAGCCTTAGCAAAAACTAATGGTGATTTTACATTAAGTATGAGCGATTCTCTCATTGCTATAAAAAATTACAAAGCAATTTTAAAAGAAGTAGAAGATGAAAACGCTTTTGATGACGCTGTAAAATCTAATATTAAATCTTTACAGTCTGAAAAAAATGCATTACAAAGTCAAATTGCTGCATTAGATGGAAAAGACTTATTAACTCAGAGAGTTATTACATCAGAGCATCTATTAACTGAAGAAGAAAAAAACTTAATTATAGAAATAGAAAAAATAACAGAAGCACTGCAAGCAAAAACTGATGCGCTAGAAGCTGAGGCGCAAGCAACTCAAAACACATTGGACCTCGAAAAACAATTCACTAGTTTACTTGCTCAAACCGATGAAGGTATGAAATCAATTTTACAAACGCAAATAGATATGGTAAATTCTAATCGAGAGCTATTTGCTGCAATTGGTGATGTGGATGCAGTATTAGAGTTATTGAATAGTAAATTGAATAATGTTGGAGAAGAAACTAGCGATACGTCTAATAAAGCACAAAAATTTGCTGGAGCAATTAATGTATTAAGTGGTGCATTAAAAAACAATGCTAGCGAAGCAGATAATAATATTCAAAAATTTCAAATGATGGCTGGTACACTTGGAGGTCTTTTAATGGTTATGGGTGGTCCAGCGGCAGGAGCTGGTGCTGTTTTATCCGCATTATCAAATATTCCAATTGCACACACAGGCGGATTAATAAAGCAAAACGGAATCCAACGCTTTGCGCAAGGTGGACAAGTACAAGGAGAAGACAATGTGCCTATTTTAGCACAGGCAGGTGAGTTTATAATGAAGAGATCCGCAGTGCAGAATATTGGAGTACAGAACTTAGCCAATATGAATAGAACTGGCAACGCAGGTGGAGTTACTATCAATATCTCAGGGAACATGATTGGTAACGATGAGTTTGTAAGAGATAATTTAATTCCAGAAATACAAAAAGTTAGCAATCAAGGATTAGCATAGTATGGCATTGAGTAATGCGCCATCAGAATCTAACGTCAATGAAAATTGGCTATTTCAATTTAGTGCAGATAATAACAATTGTTTAGAGTTTGATGGTACTGGTGACCGAATAGACTTTGGTAACATTTTGCAAAGTTATACTGAGTTTACAATAGAATTTTGGATGAAAGCCGATGCCGTAAATAGTGGTGTCATCATCCAATTATCTGCTGGTTCTGGAGAAGATGCAGAAGATAACGTTTCTTTTAACGTAAATATGCCAGGTAGCGCAGAGCTACAATTATTTTATGAATATGGAAGTGGCTCAAATGAATCCAATACTACTTCTGATTTTGATTTAACTACGAACACATGGATTCATGTTGCAGTAGTTAGAGATGATGCAAGTGGTACTGCGTTATTTTATAAAAATGGTGTGCTAGTAGAAACAGAAACTGCAAGTAATGATCCAAGTGGTGGCACAAGTAGTAGTGCAAATATGAGCATTGGAAATAACTTTGCTAATAGTAATGGATTTGATGGCGAATTAGCACATGTAAGAGTGTGGAGTGATGCACGAAGCGCAGCAGAAATTGCACACTATTATAACAGAACCATTGATAGCACTGCATCAAACTTAGTTGGATACTGGAAACTGGATGAAGGTACAGGATCAACAGTTGCTGATAGTAGTAGTAATTCAAATAGTGGCACAATTACAGATGCGCAGTGGTCGATTGACGGCTTTGATGAGTACATACACTCATTTGGCATTGCGACTAGTGATGTCACAGTAGATAATAATTTTTATCCTGGCGCAGTGTTAAATAATAATGTCAATGTTCGCGATTCTATTGATATAACTAATGGTAAATCAACTACAAGTAATATTTCTTTAAATGTGGCTAATGTAGTATTTGATGGTATTGATTTATACAAAAAAATATTTAATGGAACAAATAACTATTTTAATAAAGCAGTACGAGTATATGCGCAGTTTAATGGATCAGATTCTATTAGTGATTGCCAACGTATCTTTACTGGCAGGTTAGTTGATATAAAACTAAATGAAAACCAACAATTGTCTATGCAAATAAATGCGCATAGACCTTGGGATAGAATTAGTTTTCCTCAATTACAAGAGATAACTACTAAAAAATATATTCCTACAGTCTATGGTGATTTCACACCAAATGAAAGCAATGCAGGAACTCCAGCGGATTGTGGTATAAAATTATATCCAGTACCAGTATTAACTGTAAATCAAAATAATATTGTAACTTTAATGCCGCGCTCCTATGGATCTGGATCAAAATCACATATTAATTTATGGTTAGGTAATGATCGTTTTTTACCTGCTGGGAAAGGTTCATCGTCTTACGATATTTCAGAGCAAACAGAAGCGAGAGAAGATGCCAACATTTTAATTACTCCTTCTACACACCATTTTCATGGTATTGTTCATGCGTTAGAAACAGAGCCATTTGCTCCAACTAGCACTAAATTTACAAATGCTGCATTTGCTTTTGATAATAACGATGATACTTCTGCAACAGTCACATTAGCCGATCCTGGTACAACTGGAGGTTTAGGTACAATTGCTGGTACGCCAGGTACACAAATATTTGAAAAACAATTTATTAATAAATTAAAGTTTAGTGTTAAATATCAATTTGAAGATGTAATTAATATCTTTACAAGTGTATTTGATTCTGCAAAGCTTGCTGTAGATGCTAGTGATGTTGAAGTGGCTGTCAATACAAGTATAGAAAGTACAAGTTTTGTGGATAAAACCATTACTTATAGTGATGGTTCTATAGCTATGCGTTACCCATTTATGATTACATTTGCAGATTTTGATGCAGGAAATGGATATGGAACATTAACAATAAAAAATATTAAACTTGAATTGTCGAGTAGGCCATTTTCTGGTAATGCAGCAGACGATTTAGAAGATTTTAAGGCATTAGATAATATAGATTTTTTTTACAGCGGTGGTGATGGCTTGACCGAGTCTTTTACTGGTAGCAATAATGCAATCACACATGGTTTAGATGCACATCGAGATTTATTAGTGCGATTTGCTGGTATACCAACAACAACTCCTATTAATTATTCAGGCTTAAACACGGATAGAGCAAATTGGAAAATTAGATATTGGCAACTTGAACCAGTAAGTCTTAAAGAAAAATTAGATAAATTAGCATATGAATTTGGTTTTTGTTATAAAGTAGATGTAAATGGAGTATTAAAGTATGTTCATGTGATTCAGACTTCTGAATATAATACATTGCGAGATGCGAGTGATTCTTCTATGATACACTTAACAAAAAATGATTTAATGAATATTAGTGTGAATACAACAGGATTAAGTGAAGTTATTACACAAATGGATATTAATAGTGAGCTACATCCAGCCGAGTCAAATAAATACACAAATAATAATATATTAACTAATTCTTCTACTAGAGCAAAATATAACCTTGGTGCAAAACAAGGCAAACAGCAAGTTAATTTAGACATGTATACTGGAAGCATTCCAACATCCGCAGCATCAGATTGCAATGCAGATTGGTATTCTTATTATAACAACATTATTGGTGATATAAAAGTCTTAGTGCAATGCGATGTAGTCAATCCAGCGAAAGGATGCCAACTCGAAACTGGTGATATAGTCACATTCACAGACATGCCAGTAGAGATGTTTGGCACTAACTTTAGTACCAGTACATATTTTATGATTGTAGAAACAAAACGCTCACCAGGTAAGGTAAGCATAACAGCAAGAGAGGTAGGCTAGTGGCTAACCAAACTATAAAAACACCAAGATTTTATCCAGACTTAATTAGTTATCATAGGGCAAGAGGCTCTGAGATTGGTATCGTAAAGTCAGATATTGCTAATACGATTGCAGTTCAAGCAGGTAGCGCAGGTGAGTTATTTGATCTTAGACCACTAAATCAAGTGACATTTGATACGTCTGCAAATACTTCTAAACATGTATTAACCAATTTTAGTTTTACAAC